AACTTCAACTATTCTTTTTTTAGGACATATGTTTTAACCTATGGAAAAAATTGTTACATAGAAAGGGCTAGTTAGAAATTAATCTAACTAGCCCTTTTTTTCGTTTAACGTTTAGGTCTTTTTCGTGACTTAATCCTAGGCCGTCCTGATTGTCTCTTCGTATGTCCAGCGTCTAACTTCCGCAAGCCGAATATTTGATCTGTCGGGGTGTCGTAATACTTATTCGGATAATCATTATCTTGCATAGTCAAGTACTTAACTATCGGCGTGTAATCAAAGTGCTCCTTCGCACCTTCCCACACACCTTTCTGATTCATTTCGGTTAACAACTGAACTGGGGGCGATGCAGCTGTCTTAGGCATAGCTGTTTCGTAATACGGAAACTCTTTCGTCCCATGCAGCCAGTCGCGCATATAAGGAGCTTCAGTAAACCAGTGAAGAATGTCCTTCCCTTCGCTCCGGAAAAGAGCGGTTACTGCACCGACCATTAACGTATACCGCAGCAGCCGATTCCGTTTGCTCTTACCGAATGCATCCTTCCCGCCCGTCCACTGATCCTTTAAAAGCGATGCTCGAAGTTCGAATGTTTTTTGCACGGTAGTTTGAAACATTCCAAGCAACCTGCCAGCTGGGTTCTTCATATACAACGGCTGGTCAACACCGCCACGAAAGTTAGCTTTGAGAATAGAATCTAACACTAAGGCACGTGCTTGATCTACTGTCAGCTTAGCATTCGCTGAAGCTATCGTTGTAGCCATAATCGTAACACCGTTATCTAACATCTCCGTTGTAGTTGTTAGGCTGCCTGATAAAACTTTAACTAACGACCACGAAGATTTAAGCCCTGGTGTTTCGTCTAGAACTCTAACAATCTGATCCATTGAAACGTACGCTTTAAACAGATCAAGCTCAGGAGTTTCGCCTTTCATGCCAAGCATTTTAGCCGTAGCCTGTAACGGAAGTTTTGAGGTCTGATACATTCCTTGCATTGTGGCCGACATAGTGTTGACACCGAAAGTATCAAGTAGTTTCGACGCATGCTTAGCGGCAGTTGACACGGACAGGCCTACGAGCCTTACGTACTCAGCATTCACAACTCCGTTAACAACTTTGTTAACCAAGCCACCGTGTTCTTTGTACAGATTCGACTTAAGCCAATCCTGCATCATCTCGCGCATGTTAGGAGGAGCTTGATACTCAATAAAATCACTCCAACGATCCAGCAAAGGTTGGAAAGCTAACTTGCGTTCGACTGTTGGAATGTAGTGATCCAGCAACTGATTAATATCAGGAAGCCATACGCGAGAATACGGAACCTGAGAAGCGAACTTTAATTTAATCGGCACACTCGGCTCGTACTTAAAAGCCTTAGCCCATTTGTCGGTGGCTATTTCGCCAAACGAATGCGTGATGTAAGCACCATCTTCTTTCGTTGGCAAGCCGAGTTCACGCATACGAGTAGCGGTAGATTCAAAATACTCAGTTGCTTTTTCAGCTAACATTGCTTCAGCAGGAGAAAGAGAAATTCCCTTAGGCAACTTTCCTGCGGCAGCTAAAGCTACACGTACACGTGGATTCTTCTCAGCCAAAGGTATAATCATTGCATCGTACTTGTTTACTAAATTCTCCATTGTAGCTTTACGGAGATTCTTGTAACGTTTACCTGCGGCTGTTGCCTGTGCCTTATACTTAGCAACAGCCATCTGAGCTTTGACTAACTCCGCCTTGTAGATCGGAACCTTCGGATGCGCTGCATGAGTGTTAGCTAAGCGACGTTCATTCAGCTTAACCATCTTCTCTGCATCTTTTCTCCGCACAGAATGCTGGCCTACCTCAGCTTTAAGCTGATCACTTTTATCTAATCCTTTCCGAGTCTCTTCGTACAACTTACCTAACGTCTGCTCAATGGCTTGAGTTGCGCTAGGCAACTTACCAAACGTATCCTTAGCCCAGCGATGTGTGTTGCGAATATTAGTACCTAACGCCATCGTACTTTCCATGGCATCTATAATCAAACTAGTCCCTGGCTTGAAAAACTTACGCAGGGCAAAGCTTGGGGTGAGTAGGTGGCCTGAGGTAGTACTCGCACGACCACTACCAATCCGCATAAGATCCTTTGAAGGATCTAACATTTCAGGAGAATCTTTTGGAATAGCAGGCTTTTGACGCTTAGGCACTTCAAACGAGCCTTGTTTATACTTAGGCACTATCCGATCAATTGACTTCATGTAATCGACCAGATCTTTAATCGGACTTACGTTGGAGTTAAAAGCTCTATCAAGATCGATTTCCATTTGCTGCTTAATCAGGTTAGCATAATACGCAGCTTCTGCCTCAGACAGCTTAACCTTTTTAACTGTCTTCTCTTCAGCTTTCTTCATGTCCTTTTTAACTTTCGCTTTTCCTGCAACGTCCTTTAACATTTCTTTCACGGTGTTCAGCTCTTCGACTACTTGAGGAATTTCCGTAACATCTCCTGAAGCTGCGGCAGCTTTCACTTTTTGCTGCCCCTCTCCGATAGCTTCCGCTGCCGCAGCAGTTTCGTCATAGCCCAGATGAATAACCTTACGCTTAGCTGCGTTAAGCTCTGCAGCAACATCTTTCAACGAACGCTTAAGTTTGCTAATGTCTTTACCTGCTGCGCCACGTTCGTCGCTAAACAGATCAGTAAGATCACGAACAGTTCTTCCTAATCTACCTTCAATCTCTTCAACCTGATCGTAATAATCCTTCTCCTGATCAAGCTGCTTAAGCTCTTCCCAGGATTGCATTTCAGGATCATAAGCATCAGGATCGCTGTCAAGAATCTGTTGAATCTCTTCCTCAGGAGTTAACTGTTTCTTTGTCTTAGTTTTTTCCGCTGCTACTCTGATAGCCTCTCGGCGAGTAGCTTGGCTTTGTTTCGTCGTTAACTCAGCCATAACAGGTTCAGTGGCTTTAGGCGTAGCTTGAACCGTTGGCTTACTTGCCAACGCTTTTGTATCATACGTTCTCGCACCTTCTTCATACTCCGACATAGCTTTTTTCAGACTGCTTGTGTCCACATCGAAATCATCATCGAGAAAATCATCCTCAACTAACTCAGGTTCAGGAGTAACTTTCTGAGCCGCACGATAACGATCCCCGACTTTAATCAGCTCAAGCTGGCCGCCGGCTAAATCAGCACGAGAGCCTGCCGATTTAAGAAAGTTCTGCGCAGAAGTTACGTCACTGAACTTTCGAGGATTCAATTGGTAGTTCTCAGCCTTCGCTAAAGCTTCGTCCGTGAACGTTGGAACGGCTTTAATGTCAGCAATCTGTTGTTCGAATTCTTTGATTTTAGTTAAAGCATTTTCAGCTCCGTTTTTCTTTTCTTGTGGAATACGAACAGTTTTGCCGTTTGAAAGTTTAGCTTTCCAAAACTGCTCTCCTCCTTTAGTCATCAAATCAGCGCCGAGAGCTTCAAGTTCTGCCTCGACACCTTGCATGGGAGGCTCTGAAAGTTCAACAGGTTCAATGGGTTGAGCCGCAACAGACTCCTGTGGAACAATTTGTTCCATAGGTGCAGCAGGTTTCTCAGCCATCCCAAGCTGAATCGGGGCGCCAGCAGGAAGTTCGTTCATGGCCGGAACCTGTCGTGGCGGCTTAGGCGCAGGAAGGCCTAACGGTTGGCCAGGTACAGGAGGAGCTGCGGTAGTTTCCGTTGCAAGAACTTCCGGCGGCGCAAACAGTCCTTGTGCTTCAGCAGCCTCAGCTAACTCAACAGCATACGCGTCAAGAGCTAGTGAGTCTGATTTAGGATACGCTGCTTTAACTGCTTCGACAGAGCCTAATTCAGCCACACGGTTTAACACATTAGCCTGTTGCTTTTTCGTCAGGCTAGTAGTGATAGGTTTAGCCGCAGGCGCAACTGGCTCAACTGGAGCCGCAGGGCTAGCTGCTTTGACAGGTTCAACAGGGGCAGCTGGAACACTCCCCGGTTTCGAAACTTCTACAGCATTCCGCATCGCTGCAGCTTCTGTTTTATACGCAGGATATTTTCTAAGCAACTCACCTTGGCTTATGCCAGGATTTGCTTTTTGTACTTGTTCCCAGGAAGGTAACGTCATCCCACGCTCAGGAATCCGAGCCATCCGCACAGGGGTAGAATTCCAAACGCGTTTAACGCCGCCACCAACAAGCATCGGAACTCCGACGTCCACAGCCGCAACTGTGCCTGCAGCCAGTCCAGCACTGCCTGTAAGATCTTGAACTAAATTCCCTAACGGTTTTGCTGCGTATTTATCCAGCCACTCAAAAGGTTTAGCTGTCATCTCAGACGTAAACGCTCCAGCCTTCGTTTGCGGCCCAGTCCGTTCTGCAACGAATTGTTGAATAGTCTGAATATTTCGTTCAGCTAATTCAGTATTAGCTTTCTGCGGAGGTGGATCGCCAGGCTTCCAGCCTTCAGGCGTAGTCCCGCTAAACAAGCTACCAAGTCCAACTAACCCTGACGCAGCCATCGTTGGCATCGCCGCAGCAAAGTCTCGTGTAGGTGCAGTATAAGCGTCGATGCCTGCGCCGAGAAAGTCAGCATAGGCACCGACGCCTTTTTTAATCTTCTGTCCGGTGGAGTAGATTTTATTAGGCGTTTCATCAACTAGAGGTTTTGAGGCGGCTTCACCTGAGGATAGATCAGTAAGGTTATAGTTAATAATAGCCATAATAAAATCCTTTACTGGAAGAATTATTCTAAAAACTTCTCAACGTTTTTAGCCCATACAGGATCATCTTCATCGATGTCATGAGCTTCGCGGAGTTGGTTAAGGAACTGTTTTAACTGTTCCGGTCCCATCTTACCCAAACCGTCTTTCGGCGAGATAAAGTAAAGGGAACGAGCAGGTGCAGTAACCGTTTTGCCTCTCCAGTTTTGATACTCCACAGGCTGTAGATCAATTTGACCTAACGCTTGGCCAGAATGCTCAAGAGCACGGCTGATGGAAGTGAGTTCGCTTTGCGTCATATTCTGACGTACACGGCCGGTAGAACGTCCATCAGAATCTTGTTCATATAGCAGTGACCGTGCATAGTTATCAGCATCCATCGAATCTTTAGCAGTAGGAATCGGTGGCCTAAAACCTACCGCAGCCATGTCGCCGAAGTTAACTTTCGACGGATCATTGCCAGCTAAACTCATTCGTTCAATCGCGCCGAGTTTTGAATTAAGCTCATTAGACATGAGATTAATTCTGACCGTATCTTGCTCAAGTTTTCGTGCAGCTTGAGTAAGTCGTTCAACTTCAGCGGCATTCTTAGCCGTCGCGAGCTGAGCATTAAGTTGAGTCTTTACAGCATCCAAATACTGCGCTTGATTAGTTAACGCCAACGACATGTCACGATATTCTTTAAGATCTTGCCGTCCTTGAATATCGTTCATTAGCCCGCCTTCGTTTAACTTATCCTTAAACCCTCCACGAAGACTATCAGCCATTAGCGCAGCATTAGCGTGCCCGGCATTGCCGAGTTGCAAAATCATCTCAGGCGGCAGCCCCGTCAGGTCTGGAAACGCTGCATTTCCAGAGCCTGAATCCGACGGGGCTACCAGGGGCGGGGTGGATTGAAATAGTTGCCCATAGATTGCGGAGCTACGGGAGGATTAACGCCTCCTTGATACCCTTCCGGAACACCTTCAACAGACTGCGGGAACTGAGGAACACCAGGAGGAGGAGGCCCGGTGCCGCCGCTAGCCCCAGTCCCCGCAGCTTTGTTAACATCTCGTGTGTTGCCTTTGATACTATAACCGTCACCAGTAAGCGTCATACTCGTAGGACCAGCTACGCCCGCAGCGGTAAAATCACCCATGCCAGGTACACCTAAATTCGGCGCTTGCTGATCGTTGTAAACGTTAGGATTATTAAGCGTCCCACGCAAAGCATCCAGCATGCTCTGCCGTTCAACTTGCTGCGCTTTAGTGGCTTTATTTGCTAAGCTACTCTGCGCCATGAAAGTTCCGATCCCGGCCATAGGATTATCCGGAGCTAATCCACGGCCGATCGAATCTGCGATGATAGAGAATTTTTCAGGGTTCTGCTGTAACCAGTTATTCGCCCGGCTAAACATGTTCCCGAAACTAAACCCTGCAGCCGGTTGAGTTGGCGTAGGACTAGCATTAGGAGGAAGTGCAAATTCTTGTCCTGGAGTTATAGCCATTTTATGCTCCTTAAAAGTTAAGATGATAAAGCACCTGCAACGCCGCCGACAACTGCTCCGATAGCCGTGCCCCAACCAGGATTAATTGAGGTACCTACAGCCGCGCCACTCATAGCGCCTCCGAGAGCGTTTTGAGCTGTTGATGCTTCTTTACCTGACTGTGTAGGCGTCCCGCCCCCGATCGAAGCCATTAAGGTTGAGAAGTAGTTAAACAATTCCAGCTCCCAAGTACGATCCTTGGCAGTTGCCTCGCTGATGAATTTAATCTCGTCAAATTTACCTGCCGCATAAACACGTGCTAATTCAGCACTATGCACAACAAGTGTTTTTTGCCAATCAAGATACTGTTTAAAAACTTCATCAGCAAGTTTAAGCATATTGTAATTAGTTTCAGCTATTAGCTTAGTTACGTCACGATTTTTCTGTGATTCAATAATCGCATGACCGATGCTAAAAGCCGAAGTCATCACACATTGCATGTCGCGCATTCCAGCCTGAAAACGTGGCAGAACTTTTAAATCTACATCATCGTTCATTATATCAATCTCAGCATTCAACAAGGCAACGTGTGCAGGGTTAGTTGAGACGCTAAGATAGACATCGTTAAAAACTGCAACAGTATCAGTTCCGATATTTGAGCTTAACAAACCAAAAACTGGATTAGCACTTGTCCCAAACAACGTATCCATACAGCCCGGAAGATGCTCAAGAAAAGGTGATTCATCAAACGCAGCATTCATGTAATAGGTTAAGCTACGTGTTAACGTATCATTACCTCGCCGATTTAATGCTTGCCCATGAGCTTCTTTCATATAATCAGGATAATCAACTTCGCCGCTAGAACCTCCACCACCTTTTGCTTCCGCGACTACTCCAGCATACTCATAAGAAGTTTCAGATAAAACTTCCATAGTAGCCATATCAATTACTACTTCTGTGTATACTTTCATAGCCACTCCTTTGGAACAAATTGTTCCATAGTTACAGACGTTTAGTAACCATTGAAAACTCTTTCGAAAATCCGTACTGTGCTAGCTTGTCACATAAAGCATCGTTATTAGTATAACCAGTGATTACTTGGCAATTGTTCGATTGTGCAAAGGCCACGAGAACTTCAATGCTTTGTTGCCATTCGGCTTCGTCTAGAGGACGTATACCATACAGCACGTAAAGATGCAAAAAGCGTTGATTTGAAAAATGATCTGTTGAGATGGCAGTGATCAAGAAAGCCTTGAAATGCTGTCCGTCAGTATCAAACAAGACCCAACACTGGAGAATCCCTGTCAACAGATTCTGCAATATTCCGTTCATTGCGGCAGGGTTGTCTGCGGTAGTAGGCGGAAGCACTTGCTGACTACCATGTTTAATGATATCCCAGTAAGGGGGGATTTGATCAGGAAGTAATTTAACTATCAACATCTGGGCCTCCTCGTCCTGATGAAGCAATCAGTCCTCGACGATAGCGTTTGTCGGAAAACTGTACTTGTGCGTGAATGTAATCCAGGTAGACGGGTTCCAAGGTTAAGGAGCGTTGGAATTTAAGCCCTATCATGAACTCTAAACCAGACGCGCCTATATGAGCATAACATTCTTTGTTTAATCGAACTTCTTTGAACTTGGTAAAGGCTTGTGTTTTATCAAAGCGATAATAAACAATCGCCCAGGCTTGCGTGGTAGCTTCGAAATCTATTCCAAACGCCAGTCCCGTTAAAGTTTTAATACAACGCTGACCAAAATCCGTAGCATGACTTACGCATTCATGTAGGATAATTGGAAGTTCGTTATTGTTAATCGAAGGCGAAACGATTTGTAACGTTCCGTCATTGGCAACGTAAAGATCAGTGATGACAATATCCAGTACCGTAAGGCCGAGTTCTGGATTATAGACTAAAGTCTTTCCAACGTCCTCACTTGAGAAGAACGCTCGCCCTGACGAAGGTTCATAAAGGCTGACGAAGTTTCCCATGAAAGGTGCAAAGAACTCACTATACCCTAGTTTTTCGGGTAAGGCATTAGGACGTAATGAATACAGATTCCCATCCTCTGCGACATAATAATGAATTAACTCATCGCCACAAACAGCATAGCGACTATCAATTCCCTGAGTCACGAGAACGTTCTGACCGTAGCCAGGAAACGGATCGCTTACGGGATGGAGTTTTGAAATCCCACGTTGTCCATAGACAATGAGATTCTGCCCGAGTTTACGAACATCCCAAGCAGGGCCGCGCCAAGGTAGTACAGCATGCCCAGCTGTGATATTGCTCTTACTCGGAATACAGTTCATCGAGCCGATGCCAGCCCAGATGACGGTGTTGAGTTCCAAGTATTGACGAACAAATGTACCAGTAAGTTTGGCACTTCCGCGAACAGGCTCAGTATGAATAGGATTGCTGATAACAGCATGCCCAGCGAGACTAACTTGTCCGCGTATTTTAGCCGCGTAGATAGTCTCACAAGGCTGAAGACCACGAGCTAAGCCTCGCCCACGAATAGGCTGCTTAGGTATTGTAATGTCTAAATGATCAGTAGCCATTTTGACGAATCCTTATTGGGCAGTAGGATCAGGACCAATACCTATGTTGATATCAGCAATAGTAAAAATACCTGCTTCGAAGACAGTCTTGTTAGAGCCGAAGGCGATGTAGCCTACTACAATATCATCAGGGTGAGTATCATCCCAAATGATTGCACCTGGAGAAGGACCGATATCACCACCAGTAGCCGTCCAGGCTACGTTGTTATAAGTAACATAACCTTCGTTAGCCACGTTGTCCTGTACACCTTGCGCGTTGACAAGCGTAGCAGGTGAGTAGCCGTATTGAGCGGCCAGCAAACTAGCCGTAACGTTCGCAAGCAACCCGTGAGTAGCTTGGCTGAACTGAAAACCTGAAACAACAAGCGATACTTTAAGCGTGTCGTTTAAAAGATCTACTTGTTTTTTCAGTACTTCAAGTTTAAACTTGTTGGATAACTGGGCCATGAGTAGACTCCTTAAAAGTAGAAACTAATTACCTATGGAACAATTTGTTCCATAGGAGAAGAAAGAATACTAAATAAACCAAAGATCTTCCTGCAGATCAATAGCTTTAGCAAGAGCTTTTTCTAATTCAAGCACCGTTACAATCTGATCTGTCCCGTCAGCCATGCGCCAACGTACTTCGGTTTTACCTTGTCCGCGCATATGGCGAGAAATTCGGTCTAAGCGAACTTGGCTTTGTTCGTCTGCATTAAATAGCAGCGCAGTACCTTCACGGTTAACTGAGACCACAGCAGCTGCAATACGATTAGTCCGGCGTTGTTTACGCTCCGCAGGAGTAGCTTTTATTTTAATCTTCATACATCAATTCCTATCACCTCGAACGTTATATCAAGATACGGCCAGGCTTTGACGCAAATGATATAAGTACCAGGAACATCAGTAGTGAACTCAAGGGCCGCATCTTCATCGTCAGCCGCAACTGAATAACCTTCGTGATTTATCCAGACTTCACACGGAATCGGCAGCTTGCTAATAATAATTTTATCTTCGTCATCAGCTTCAAAAACAGTTTTGTTTATTTCAGTTTCTTGCCAAGGCCTAGCTTGTCTGACGTGGTTAAGGAGATAAGTCGTGTTAGGGTCAAGATGTTCGTGCAGATAAAGAAACTCATCCACATCACACTGAATATTTATAGAATCCTCAGGGACAGTTATTTGGCGAATAATACGGCCTTCCACAGAGTAAACAGTACCTAGAATATTCATCGCTTCACTCCTTGCACCATTATGTATTGATGGTAGGTAAACAGGCGATTAGGACTTCCCTGAACTTGACTCATTGAATGCCTTAACTGAAGCTGAAAAGTATGCGTGCCGGGCGTAGTTATAGTAACAGCTTGACCTGTAGACGTCATCTTAGGTTGACCTATTTGCGCATATACGGTTTGACCTAACGCACCGGATGTCGCCATTGATTGTGTTGCAAATATACGTGTATCATTTACAGCATAAACCCCATTTCGTAATACGCGTAGATCAACATAGTGCGCATATTGAGCCATCTGTCCATTAGCGTAACAGTGCGCACCGCATAGTACCATAAAAGTTAGAGGCCCATGAACTAGGTCAATTGCATTAACCGTAATAGACACTTGACAGTTATAAGTGATCCAGTTAAAGTTATTCGATAACGTATAATCAGCTGCATTAGAAGCGCCTGCAACTATCCCGACCGAATTTCCTGCTATGTGTAACGTGCCGATAATAGCGTTTTCAATATAAGTAGCATTATTAATCGAATCTAAACCCGCCAACGCCCCAAGACCTAGTGCATCTAAATCTATCCCCCCACTACCTAAAATAACATTCCCGGCAGGATCATAAATTTCAATGCCTATTGCAGTGTCCCCTGCATTTAACCTACCTAATCGCACACGCAACTGTCGAGGAGTTTGCTTGTCGTAAATCGAGATACAATCCTGCGTTCCGTCGAGTTCTATGTTCCCTTCGTTACCAAGAAACAAACGATTCAAAATTGCTGAATCTGCAAGTAGTTTGTTAGCTGACAGATTCGCAATATGAGCATCCCCAAAAACACCTGTCCCAACCCACAAGTCGACGTTGTCAACGTCAATACGTTCAGGAATAAGAAAACCTGAAACGCTGTCGATGAGAGTGCCTAGGCCGCTACCGGAAGTGTCTCCGTGAATACCTATAAACATTCCTGTAACGTTGGCAGGAACGTCGACAGTAAAGCCATAAAGCGCGTACGACGTCGTCGGATTAAAATTATGCCAGCCGCTACTGCCATCATCTTGAGCTGTAATCCACCCAAGCGAAACAGCGACTTCAGTGGCAGGAGCAACTGTAGGCTGTTTAGCCATGAACTGAATGCGAACACGATTCCCACGAAAAATTGAAAATGCTGAAGCGGGAATAGGAAGATAAACAGTTCCAGTAATACCAGTGGAAAGTAAATCAGTTACCACTGAAGTAAACAATCCGGCAACTGCACCTGTGTAAGAATCTGCAGAAGCTGTTACATCACACCCTGTTTGCTGAATCCAGAGATCAAAATCAGTTGATTCAAATCCGTTATAAATCGACGTAGCCATGTTCTGCACGTCGCCGATTGTAAGTCCTTCTTCGTCATCTTGCACCGGCGTAGGCTCAATAACAATAGTCCCATCACCGGTGAAGTTATGATAATGCGCAGAAGCATGACGAATCCTAGCTTCTGTTTGCGCTAGATGATCCAGAGAAACACCAGCAAGAATAAACTGACCGTTAAAAAGCTCGGCCGAAATTCCTGTCACGATGTAAGCATTTTCAGAAAGTTTAAAAATATGTTCTTCAGGATCATATACTACCTTACAACTCTCATTAGTAAAGTAAGCATACTCTCCGTTAGTAATCCCTGACCACCTCCCACCTTCCGGAAGGTCAGCCAGAAGCAAGTCAAACACGCCATCATCATAGCGATAAATAGCGTTAATAGTTAAAACTAAAATCCAGTTACGCCAAAGGAAAAACTGTGGAAAGGGCCAGGCACAATTCAACGCAGAAACATCTATAGCAGTTAACTTAGAAGGCGTTACCAACTTCCCGGCTTCGCCTAAAAGATTAGAAGCTACTGCTAGTGTTTCAGCCCCACTAGAAGTGTATAACGACTTCCGTAAGCCGTTGAAATTTTTTATCTTAAAAGTGTATTCTTGCATTATTAGAATACTCCGTTAAACCTACCATCAAGTTCCTTACGCCCTGGCTTCGGCCCTGCGTTGGTTTGGCGCGAGATAGTATGACCGTTACGTAGCCTACGTGAAGCTTCCGTAAGCACCTGCTCCATTGAATACTCAGGATGCTCGGTCTCAACCAATTGCGTGATACGCGCAAGTTGCTGCTTCTGTCCTCGCATGTCAGCGTTTTTCTCGTAGAAACTATCAAGCTGTTGCTGCGCATGGGCGCCGTGTTCCATCAGCTGCTTAAGGACATTTGGAAGAACACGAAGAACAGCTTCCACAGCTTTCTGCGTAAAGTGATCTTCCAAGTCTTTCAGAACCGTAACATCGCCGTTAGCGGCACGTTGAATTAAGCTAGCTATATTCAGTGTCATCTGAGGTCCTCCCCTAATACTTCCTGCTCGATCATATCCATTTCCAAAGCAGAAAGTTCTTGATTAATTCCGCTAAGCCAATCGTTAGCTCCGGTTGTATTGCGGTTGAAAATTTCGAGCTTATAAAGAGCTGCCATTAAAAGTAGATCAGGATAGTTAATCGTCCAAAAATTAGTATCCGTTGAAAGCGTAAGAAACGTAGATTCAAACAGACCTACAATTTCGATTACGTAATTAGCGTCAGAAGGATTGAAAACGATACCGTTGTAAGTTGCATCATCCACTTGCACATGTTGAATAAACTGGCCAAGAGAGTTGAAAGCCGTAAGCTCTGTAGCACGAAGATTTATCAACGTATAATAAGCAGGACGCGTTACGTCAACTGAGTTTGCTAAACCAGCGAAAGCTGAGTAAAACTCAGGGGCAGTGAGAAACTGTAACTTAGTTCTCGCAACCGCATCCGACACCCAAACTTCTTTAACAGCTCGACAGCGTGTAAAGAGAAACTTAAACGCCTGTGCTGAGACTGTTCCGAAACAAGTAGCACTAGACTTCAAGTGCTGCACCCCTTTATCCAGGAACCTTACGCCTGCTTGAATGAAGAAATCTGCGCCGTTGTCAGTCATGTCTTCGTTCTGCAAATCATATCTACCAGAACGTTCGACAAATAAGTTACGGATTTCAAACAGGTTCATAAAAGCTCCTATGGAACAATTTGTTACATAGGGGAGTTGAGAATAACTCCCAACTCCCCTGAGAATAAAGCAGTTCCGATTACGTTACTTATTACGCAGGCGATCCGTTGGTAGCGCCGAAACCAGTCATCAACGCACATTTCTGCGGATGATGAAGCTCGAGGCCGGCTTCAGTCAGCCATTCTTCGGAGGTGCCGTCGTAGCGAGTCTTGCCGGTGTTTTGTTTCTCACCTTCACCGTAGAACGTGGTGTCAGTAATGTAGCGATACCGGAGATCCGATCCGTCGAAGATAACCAAGGTATTGCGGTCAGTCGCTTCAAACGAGAACAACGGGTGACGTTTGAAGTTGATATGGCCGAACGGAGTTTTGAACTTGGTCACGGCCATGCCGAAGGTAGTGGTGGTGTCGTCGATCTGATAGTTGCCCTTGGCTTTGGCGATCTTATTCAACGCCAGAATAACACCCGAACCGCAGAAAGCGTCACGATCACCCCCACCGTGACGGAAGATCTGCTCGAGGTAGTAATCAAGCCATTCCTCACCAGCGTCGACGAAGTACTTGTCAGTGAACAACGCATTAGTCTCAGCCGCGAAATCAGTGACAATCGCGCCTGCCGCAGTGTTCTGACGGATAAAGTTGATCAGTCCCAGGGTAGTACGTTCAGGCTTCCCATTGTCGCCGACGTTTTCGGTCTTGATCCCCCACAGAAAGCTTTTTTCCATCTCAATGCCGTGGAGTTCCAGCGCTTCCCGCTTGGCTTCTTTGTAGGCATCGCCGGTGCGCAGATTCGTTCTCCGGGCAGTACGAGAAATTTCCAGCGAAGTCCGGAAGATCTGGGTCAGGTTGTAGAACTTCGTCGGATCGTACGCAATGGCCGACGGCATGGCGCCCATTTCAGCGTTGATACTGCCGATGACAAGAATCCGATCAGCGTCGGAAATGTCACCCGCAGAGGAATTATCATCAGCTTCAAGCAGCCGAACAGTGATAACGGAAGTAGCACCGTTTTTCAAAACATCGATACATTTACCGACGCAGTCGACGGTAAGGTCGGATTCGTCACGCAGCAGGACCTGATGGCCGGAACGAAAATGTTCGGCAGTAGCCAGCGGAACTTTACAATACAGCACGGCGCCTGCAACGCCGCCGGAAGTATAGGCCGAAGAAAGCAGCGAATCCGTGTAAGTAGCCGTAAGCGCGCCACCCTGAACCGGGAGTGCTTTAGTCCACCAGTAAAACTCCGGATCATCGACAGCTTCAGACTTCATCAGCGAAGTCAAACCAGTCAACGGCATTTCGCCATCAGGGTAAACACGCAGAAGCTGATTACGCCAGTTCTTCGGACGCTGGTCAGCTGCGAAATCATTGGAACCACGAACACCAAGAAGAGCCATTTTGATTATCCTTTCAAAAAGAGTCGGTTAGCGATTAGCTGAACGCGACAGCACCAAGGTTTTCAACGATCAGAAAACGAGTGTCGGAAACACCGTAGAGAATCAAAGATTCACCAGCTGCGTTAAACGTGGCCACGTCATTGGTGCCGTCGAAAGTCCCGGCAGCCAACGTAACAGTATGGCCGGCAGTACCACCATCAACCTGCGTAATTACCAGAAACCGGCCAGGACGGGGTTTGGCGATAGTCGCAGCAATCAACGGAGTAGTGCTGCTGAGCTGCACGAGCTCAGCGTAGTCGTTAATCGCGCCGTTAGCCGTGGCAGTGATCAGCTGAACTTTCTGACGCTCAGTAGCGCGGTCGTAGAGTGGATGCCCCAGTACATCCTCGTTAAGCTGTTTAGCAAAAGTATCACCCATGATGGAACTCCTTTAAGAAAATAGATCGTTAATTTCCTGTTCAATTTTTGACGTCTTCCCCGTAGCAGGAGCGTTACGTGAAGAGGCAGTACGAGGCAATGCAGTAGCTTGAGCCGTTACTGCAGGCGTTACTGGCGTATTCACTGAGCCTACCGGACCGGGCCCAGGCAAGTTCAACTTCGTATACGCCATATCCGCGATTTGCGGAAGGATAGAATCAAGCGCTGCTTGGGGATTGGCCGTTTGCAGTTCGTTAGCTACCAGCCCAACGACCTGTTTAAAATTAGCCAGCACAGGATGTGCCTGGTAAAACTGATCTATGGATTTCTCCATTGAGATAGTCTGCCGAATTGCAGGTTGGACCAATGTAGGGAGGGCAGTCACTAACGCATGAAGCTGCTCCATCATCGGTCCAATTGCAGCGGATACGGCACTGTTCAAAACCTGGTTAAACAGTTCAGGTTTTGAAACAACTTCGTCAATATCAAGATCACCAAGAAAATCCTGTACTTCCCGAGTACCTTTCCCAGCCTGAGGCGTAGGTGGAGTCACCGCTCCAGTAGGCTTAACGGAAGATACTGCTTGAGCTTGAGCTAGTTTAGTCGAAAGCTCTTCGAGTTGGTTACGAAGAGTTGTTAGTGAATCCTCAGGAGTAGCAGCAGGAGGAGTGGCCGGATCTACTACAGGCTCAACTGGAACAGTTGCAGGGGCTGTTGAATCTGCAGGAACAGTAGCCCCAGCCTCCCCTGCAGCAGGCTTAGGTGGCTCAGGGGGCGTAGTGGAATCAGCCGGAGGATCAGCAGGTGGATCAGCAGGCTGTTCTTCTTCCTCACCACCTCCAGGGGCGAACAACTCCTCAAAATCCTCGTCAAAAATATCCAACTGATTATTCCAGTTAACTTTCTTCAGTTTTCTCCACATCCCCGTCCGAATCATACTCAGCCTCCATAGTTAGAATATTTATAATCGTATCCGGAAGCTGCATTAAATCGCGCGCGGAGCGAATACAGCCTCGAATAACAGCGGTCTCAATATCACTCAAACTCGGATCTTCTAAATTATGATGCGCGTTACTGATCCAAAGTTCCACTTCTTGCAGCATATCCTGCCAGAGCAGCGAAGACTTAAAGTCCTCAAACTGCCCACGAGTGCAGCGATACCCCGGCTTCTTTGGAACATTTTGTTCCATAGTTATATCATCCCTTCTTGCGCTGCTTGCGCTACTGGAATCATGTTCCCTTTTTGCGCTTCGCTCATTACTTTCTCATTCGAAGCTGTCGAAGTTCGAATAAACTCGTCAACGTTCTTAGCCCCGTTATTCCTCGCAATGTGTTTAAAAATTCTAGCCACGTCAAACTTCTGCCCAAGCTCGGGCTGCTTGGTGATGATTTCAAACATACGTTCCCAAACTTGAGAATAGTTACTTCCAGGAAGCTCACCGCTACTGATGATCACGTCATAAGCGATAGACAGATCAGACGGCTTAACAGCGAAACGTGTCGGTGCCGCTATCCCATACTCAGACTGCAATCGCTCCAACCAATCACCAGAAACTTTAATAAAAGTCTCTTGCGACATAAACTGCTGTGTATGAGAAGCAAAAAACTCTCCAATGTCGTTTAAGCCCTGATAGGCCAGAATCTGCGCTATCCTGTTTAAGCGAGAAAAAGCTCCCTGCCGAGTACCCTGAAACTCTTCACCAGTGAGCCGCTCAGGCCCGCCTTGTCGCAAAGAACCCATCGAGCCATCGTCAGCGCCACCAATTCTCTGCATCCACTGTACGATGAAAGCAGAGTCTGCTACATGGCCACGTGTAACATCGGATACAGGGAGCTGCATGATAGAATCTTTCACGCCCTTACCCCACGCAGGTCTGCGTGTACGGACAAGTTTACCTTCTTCAGGATTCTTCAAATCCTCGCTGTTGAGCAGAAAAGGATCGTAGATTAGTACGTCGTTAATCGCTTTACGTACGTTGGTAATGTGTGCATTGAAGAGCCAATCAAGCGTACCTTGCAATCCAAACAACGTCTCAAGCCGAGATATCGGAGTAGTTGAATATCCGTCAAACTCAGGCGCTACAGTGGCAATAGGAAACTGATCATGCCAGAGCCCAAGAGGTTTAGCTTCGATAAGGATAGAATCTCCAGCTACAGTAAGCATCCACTTCTCGGGATAATCACTAGTCCCAAGACCGTGCTTGCTGGGGATTAGTTTCACATACATGATGATCTTGTCAACAGGATTGACTACTGCATCGTTCTCAATAGTGCCGAGATTTGTTTTAGTATTCCGCCCTGACGGATCATCAGACATTATGCAAGTTCTACGAATCCCTAAATGCTCAAGATACTTAGCGTTAAAAATTCCGTTCTCAGAATCCTTCTCATCAGATAAGATGTTCATGACGTTAGTAGATTCAATCCAACCTACAAACTCGCCATCCTGTACCCGTTGGATAGGGACAGAAGGATCAAGAAGTAGTTTGTACGGATCAATGTTAACTAACCCATTACCTTCAAAGGTTAGGTTAGTAGTCGAATCTCCAGCCAGCCCATTCAGCATACCATCCAGTGCTGTTGCTTGCTTAGGCTTCTTATTTGTCTTACGCACCCAGATAGGTGCCGCTGAGCCTACTCCATAAGCCAACGCATCACGAAAGAACGTATGAAGGGCAAGTGGAACTTTCGTCTTCTGCGCATGGACTTGATTAACGTGCTGGAGAAGCTGTGCGCCTATCACATCCTCAGGCCCAACTCCTTCGTACCGAAAAATAGGATCCTGAAAAAACACGGCACAAAGATAACTAAGCAAGGTTTCCATAATCGCGTAAGAGTACGGAAACACGATCGAAACAGGCTTACGCTTGTCCCGAAGCTTAAGTTCTTTTTCTTTATCACTAAGTACAATATACCCCGTAAGAACGTGATCTATCTCACGCCACGACGCATGCCGTCCTGTCATCACATTAGCACTTGCCCGTGCACGATCCATAACAATCTTAACAAGTTCATCGTGCTGCTTCGTACCTGGTTTTAAATTCAGCTCATTCGGATACGAATAATCATAATTCACATCTTTGAAGTTTACCTGTGTACGTGTATTAGTGTTGATGACAACAGGCATAGTGTAACTCCCTAACCTATGTAACAATTTGTTCCATAGGTAAATTAAAAACTATATTCGATGACAACTGGTTTGATCAAACGCCGGCTCATTCTCAAGCTCAGCGTATTCATCAGCACCGTCAGGTAAATCAACAGGATCAAAATAAATAGCTTCCTTTTCCATTACCTTCACGATGTAAGCTGCCGCATCCATTACGTCAAACTTACGCGCGCGTGGAAAAGTTAAGAGCTGTTGTTCAAGCTTTTGACAAATAGCAGGGTTGTGGTAGATGTAACCCTGACGATAAAACGGGGCTAGCCAAGCAATCCGTTCTTCTTTCTTTCCTGTCGCATTTAACTCAAGCAAAAGCGGAAAGATTCCACGTTTACGCATTTCGTTTTTAATCGGCTGAACAATGAATTCGTGAAGCGAAGTTACTTCAATGGCTAAGATCGTAGCCTTAAGCCGCGTAACCATTGCGAACATTTCATCATAAAGCTGATCAGGGTAGAATCGATCTGCTACACAATCACGAAAATACATTCGCTTTGAAGTTCGATCAATTCCCCAACCGACGATGGCGGAGTCAGCTGAATGTAACTCAACTGTCTTAGCCGGATCGACGATTACCACGTTGGTTAATATTGGCTTTTGCTTTGTATTAGCAGCCAACAAGCTCGAATTCATCATAGTATTTAAACATCGCTTGGTTAAACGTGGCTGTTTCTGTCGAGATCGGAATGTTACGATACTCACGATAAAACACGTCTAACTGACCACGACGCTTGAAAGACTCATAAAGCTTTCGAACTTCTTCATCAGTCATGAAATCTGGCCACTTTGATTTCAAGTCATCATCACAGATCTCAAGCCGTACTGAAGCCCAATCAGGATCTTCGAGCAAGTTGGCGAGAAGTGAATCCTCGTGCAGGACAGTGCCGATTACGATAATCCGCCAGTTCTTCGAACTACGATCCACGCAGTTACAAAGATCAGCAAAGAACCAATCCTTGAGCTTCTGACGCGATTCAGGATTCATTACTGATTCGGCATCTTCCAAGTCATCGACGATGATTAAGTCAGGCCGGTTGTTGCCGAAGAGCATCCCGCGAACCTGCTGACCTGCCCCTCTCGGCAGTACCATCGTGCCTGTGGCAGTAATCCAACAATCCTTCGAAAACGTATCTGACTTCATCGGTCCGAAAAGTTTTACGATTTGAGGATTAGTAAGCAGTTCGCGCTTTAAGTTCTCTCCTTGTGCAACGGCGTTTGTTGCAGTAGCAGAAACAGGTACAATGAATTTCTTCTCCTGAAACAAAATCCGTTTAGCGGGGTGCGTGATCGTGTTAATCGTAGTCTTCCCAAACCCGCGTGGCGCTGCGATAGCCACGCGTTGTTTGGAATCATCATCGAGAAGTTTAAAAATCTCATCGTGCAAAGTAGAGAACGGATTATAAAACCGCTCAGGAAATAATACCTTGCCGCAGACTTTAGTGCTCAAAGAACACGCAGCCATAATACGTTTAAGTTCAGGTGTTTTAATCAATTCAGACATTAAGTAAGCACCTATGATTTTTTACTTATCGAATAGCTGCAAGGAACTTCGGAATTGTTAGTATAAATTCGATGCTCTCGTTCGAGTACGCTGAGCCTCGTATCTATCCCATGCAAGAACTCCCGCATTTGATCTGCCACATGGAGTAGACTGTTGTTTACGTTATTAATTGTATCTCTCAAAGCCTCAAGCACTTCATCACGTTTCTTATCTTTGGTAGCATAAGAATTAAAGAGTAATGAAAGTAAAATACCTATCAAGGTAAAAATACCACCTAACATCCACAACATAAAGCCCGGGTTCGTCGTGATGAAGTGCTCCATTAAAACCTCGCTTAAGCGGAAGTAATCGTGGCAGTAAGAGTCCCAACGCCGAAAGAAGCAGTGTCGTTGTTCAATACAGGCTTGGCTTCGGGTAGTTCCCCAAAACCCAGAAAGTTTCCAGCGGTAGCGGCATCGTAAAGAACCAAATGCGTCATGTAAGCACCTGTTGCCCAATCAGCAGTAGCTGTGGGAAAGGTGATAGTCGCATCGTTGGTAATCGTTGCGGTAGAATCTGCCGTAGTCGCAGCGCCCCATTTGTTGACGGTAGTGGTGTCTACCCTTGCATACCCACCGCCGGAAGGTTCAGTAACGTTCGTGCCTGTTACCGTAGGCGTAGTCGTTGAAAAGCCTACATAAACATCAGGCGGAGTCAACGCTCCATTACCAAAAAGATGGTCAAGCAAACTAGCCCGAATTGCGTTTGAAAGTCCCATGAAAAACTCCTTTAAGCGTAATGTTTGTAGACAGGTAAAAGATCTGTTTCTCCACGACCTTGCCAGTTAGGCATCGTGACCACAGCCTGAAGTCGGTAGACGCCTGCAACGTTTAGATCGCCGGAAACAGTAGAGTAAGAAATAATCGAAACTGAATCCTCAATCAACTCAGCAGGCCAATCAACCTTCGTCCCGTCAGGTTTCACGACGCTGATTGCATAGGCGGTAGCTTGTGAGATGTCACTAACACAGTCAACCTGAATCTCAGTGTTAATATCACCGACGTAGATTTTATTCATACGAAACTCCGTGGTTAATTAAAACGCACGCGATTGATTAGGTTGACGGTGAAACTAATCCGTGAAACTAAACGTACGATCTCATGAAAGGCTACCGAGTCAGGCGTAATGGTGAAATCTGACGTGTTCGCCAGCGTAGCTTGCAAAGAGATTAGAAGACTCAGCAAGCCTTGCAGTTGTTCCTGATTACTTACCGAAGCCTGAAACGCACGAGCGACTGAAACGTCAGCAAGTAAGGTACTAGTGTTAGTCAGCGTGGCAATGAAATCAGAAGAAGGTAAACCTGTAACAGTTAAGATTCCACTAAGCGTTGACGAGTTCGCAATGGCACTAATCAACGCGCGAGCTAAGCTGAGCTGTGCAACGATTGAAGTTGTATTAGCCAACGAAGCAACAACAGCACGAGCTATGGATAACGATGCCAGCAAAGCTGAACTGTTGTTTAACGTAGTCGTGAATGCTTCAGCCGGGCCTAGTGCTGTTAATCCACCAATAGCGACAGAGAAATAATCATACTGATCAGTGCCGCTATAGTAATGAAACGCACCCACATAACCACGAGTGATTACGGAAGTATTAACACGTTCATCGTCCCATTCAGCAGGCTGATCTTCAAACGCACCGAGCCAGCTTTTGACCCGGATAGTTTGATTGAAAATGTTCAAACGAGACCAGATCCAATCGGCGTCAGTGAAAAGGAAAGGGTACACGTTAGTAAGTGTAGTACCTGACGCGTTCAAATATCGCATCAAAGAACAACGCTGAGCACTCGTAGTCCAGTTAATTATGTAACCTGTTTCGCTGGTCTCATCTCCTGCCCCGCGCACAACAGCCCCGTGGCGAAACGCATCAGTAGGAGCTGTGTTGGCCCGGTGATGATATAAGAAATCAGCATTAGCAAACTGGCCAGGCACGTCCCAAGAAAGGAACTGCAGATTGTTACCTGTCGGATCACCAAGCTGTAATACTTTACCGCTAATCGTACCTTCGAGTTCTTCGACAGTGAAAGCAGAAAGCGTATGCCAGCGACGTGTGCAGGTGCTAGGTTCTTGGCCTACAGTCTCATCCGCAAAGTCCGTTGAGAATCGTGTGCTTAGAACTTTCTTCACCGAAACGTTATCAAACGTTACACCAGAGACGTTGCTGGTGAGACCGAAGTAGCCTGAAGTAGTCCCGTTATGAATGAACTCAAAATGAAACGTTCCAGCAAAAGGAAAGAAATAGCCATCGGTAATGGTTTCTGTAGCCAGCCCAACCTCAGTTCCTTCAGAGGCTGTATAGTTTCCAACGGTAACAGAGCAAGCGTAAACTGAGCCTAATTCAAGAAGAGCTGCACGGGAGATACCGCTAGTACCCGTTCCACACAGCGCAATATTATCGCCTATAGTAGCCGTGCCGTTCTTCGTCCAGAACCCTGTGTCACTTGAGAATTCCCTATCAGCCTGAACTGCAATAAGTTCATCGCCGAGATTCATGTAGTAATCCGCCGGAGGATTACTTATGTCAGGGATGACCTGCCGAACTGACAAGTTGTCAAACGTGACGCCATCGAACAAGCTCCGCGTACGAAAACGCTGCGGTTCGACGCCGTTATGAACAAAGTTAAAACCATGACTACCTCCAGCCTGGAGATAGTAATACCCTGAAACCGTTCAAGAAGCGAGACCAACTCCATCACCTCCGGGATGATTGCCGAGATCCATCTCACAACGATAGGTCTCGCCGAAGGTTAAAATCGCGTTGCGGTAGATACCACTAGCATCGTTAGTCGTTTGCGTCGCCACGCCACCGGTAATGACGGCAGTCCCAACTTTCGTCCACCAGCCAGTGTCACTGGAGAACTCTCGGTCAGCCTGCGCAGCAATTAGCTCAACACCTAACCGGAAATGTCTAGGATAAGTTACACCCTCATCATCGCCAGTAATCTCTTTCAGCGAAAAGTCATCAAACGTAACATCAGGAACATCGCACCAGATTCCGAGCCGGCCTGCAACACTACCATCATGAACGAACTCAACGTCATACGTGCCCGCTTCAGGCAACCAATAACCGTTCGCAACAGGCCCAGGTGCGACACCGACTTGACCACCACCAGTATAATTCCCAATCGTAAACCTAAGGCGATACTTGGCGCCCCAAGTAAGAATTGCATCACGATAAACACCAGCCTGAGTACCGTCAGTGAAACAATTCAACGTTCCATCAGCGATAGTCGTACCAGCACCATACTTCACCCAGAATCCTGTGTCTGAGGAAAAGTCACGGTCAGCTAACGTTGTGATTAATTCTGCACCGAATAGAGACATCAATTCACCTTTGTAACAAATTGTTACGTAGAGAAGAAAGGAAACGAATTACTTCACAGTACCTGAAATACCTGCATCTTTGGAAAGATAACCAAGCGCAGCAATCCCGGCTGCGATACAAATAACCTTAGGCTGAACCTCGCCAGTTTCAAGAAGTTCTATCGCAGCATAAGCAGCAGCCGTAACTACACCCATCAAGGTAGTACGCCAATTCTTCTGCATCATTTCCAAACTCCTTCGTAAATGATTTCGAAATCTTTCCAACGGCGCCATTCATCTGCCAGCATGTCAGGAGTAACGCCAGTATAAATCGGATGACGAACTTTGAGGTAGTGAAGATACTTAGCCACGAGCTCGGAGCAAACAACGTACTTGCCTTTGTAAGTAATCAACTTAGCCAAGGGCTGTACGGTGTGGAGAAGAATTCGCCACCAAGGATAGGCTTGGTTAATATGTTCTTTGACGAGCAAGTCGATGGCTAATTGGCATCGATGAACAGGCGCACTCGGCCGCGCGATGATGATAGGCTGGCCAACGTATTGAGACAGATAGTAGAAATCCAGCCGTTTAAGTGCTTCCATCGTGCGGCCGTGATGAGTGATAATAATTCCTGAATGCGAATAACGAGACTGATTATCATCACTCCAAAACTTAGAAACATCATTAATACGATTAGCTAGCCACTTGTCCGAAGTAACAGCAAACACATCACCGGGCTGGAGAAGTACAGGCAGTTTAGGCGCCAGCATAGTAACCTCGCAATGCGTGATGAATGAACGTTAAACATCCTCAGCTACAACGTCAACGATTACACCACTATCCCGGGCGATCTGCTTAATCTCGGCTAAGTCAGTAGCCGTAAAATGCCCATGCAGAACATTCGCGTTGATCTGCTTAATCGCAGCATGACCAGCCCGGTCGAGAATATCATGAGCAGTTTTAATCTTCAACGAAAGCGGGACAGTGTTTTCCTCGTCTTCCAACACAGCCTCGAGCACTTTAAGTGCTTGCGGCGCCATAGCTTTAATCCGCTTACCGACGTCAACAGCACTGTCGTCCATCCGGTCAGCTAACGATTCAACACGTTCTTTAATGATCGGCGAATTCCGAGTCTGAGACACAGACATTTCGCTAATCCCAAGCGCCTGTGCGATATGAACGTTTTTCTGTCCAAGCGCAATCCGCCGAGCAATCTCCTTGTGCCTTTCCCAGACTTTCGAAACGACGAAGGAGTTTTTATCCTCAGGCGCTTTCATGCGCCTATCAGGCGGCCTAAACGGATTCGCGTATTGAAACTTGTAAACCGGCGGTTCAGCTGAGTTGAAGGTAGTATTCGAATCCACGGCATCCTCCATGAGTTTATTATAACTACACCATAACAGCAAACGAACTACTTGTCAACCCATTAATTGTCTCCAAAAAAGGGCCTGGGTTGAGATAGTTCCTCCACGCCACGCCACGCCACGCCACGCCACGCCGCGATACACTAAACATGAATGCATACGTACTTGTGTGTGAATGCATACGCTCACGCTCACGCTCACACTCACACTCACGCATACGACATG